CTTGTCTGGCCTGCCATTCGCCTCTGACGGCAGCAACAATGGATGGAGTACATTGTCTGTCGGTTTTGCTGCCAACTGGGCAAGCAACACACCGCTTTACGGCAGAGTTGCAAACGGAAATTCGTATCTGTTTTTATGCACTCGTTCATCTATCGGCGGTGCAGACTCGCTCGTCGCGTTTGCAGACATGACGACTGGGGCAAGCGCAGATAAAAATCAGCTGATATTTTCAGCAACTTACTTTACCGCTTAACCGAGGTTAAACATGTCTTTGACAAAAGTTTCTTTTTCAATGATTGAGGGTGCAATAGTCAACATTATTGATTATGGTGCTATTGCTGACGGTACGCCAAGCACTGCTGGAACAGACAACTTGTTGTTTTTTAAAGCTGCGTTTGAATACCTTGAGTCCCAAGGTGGTGGCACTTTATACGTGCCTGCTTCAGACGGAATTTACGATATCTCAAGCCCAATCATTGTCCGCAGCAATATTCAACTTGTTGGTGATGGATATTCGTCAAAAATTCGCAACTCTGTTGGGACATTCACCAACGCTGGTGACGTTGTTCATATCGGCATCAGCAGCGAATGGGTTGGTTGGAGTAACGTCGGCCCTGCCGTGACTGATGCCAGCATTGCTCAGTTCGATGCTGGGGACTATTCAAAGCTGACCACAAAAAACGCTGCCGTCAGGAACATCCATGTGATGACAAAAGCTGCTGCCGGATCGCAAGGTCTTGGAGTGTGGGCTGTCAACGCCACAGACTTCATCATCGAAAACATTTGGTCGTCCAACACAGCGACTCCAGTTAACGTTGCAAACGACTCACTGGCATCTCCAATGGCTTGTCGCAATGGTGTAATTTGCAATGTGTTTCAAGTCACCTCTGGACGCTGGTTCGACCTGGTCTACGTTGGCGATGCTGAGTTCATCGACGTCTCTCGGTGCTTCAACAACCCGACAGATAATTCCACATTGAATGCTGCAATTACCGTTGGCGGTCTTGGGCGCTTCAACAGGATTCACGACAACCACATTCTTTTCCAGAATGTTGGCTCGAAGATTGGCATTGAACTGACTGGGCCGACACCTGCCACAAGCATTGAGAACTACGTCTACAACAATACTGTTGTAAAGGGTGGTTTCGGCATCATTGTCTACCAGATGAACAATCAAGCCGTCTACAACAACGGTTTTTATAGTTGCACTGTTGGCATCAGAAACTACACGACAGGGACTGTATTTGATTCCAACATTTTCTCGGATTGCACAGACGACTTTGACTTTAAGTCTGGATCAAACTGCACGGTCACAAACACCGAGTTGTCTTTTGCAAGGCTTACAGGAGATTCTGCTGGAACTATTGCTCAACAGGTTTATCGTAACTGTTGGGGTTTTGGTGGCGTTAAGCAGCGCGTGTATTGGGGAGCAGATTATGTAATTTCAGCACCTGATATCGCAAACATCACTGCACAAGATGCAATGGTTCAGTTTGCTGCAGCCAAAACAACTCAGATGTATTTTAGGTTGCCTGATAACTTGTACGAATTGCAAGAATTGCTGACGTACTGGTACTCTGGTGCTGCTGGCGAGGTTTTGACGCAAAAACTGTACAAACGTGAATCATTCATTAATATTAATTCATGGGTGCAAGTTGGTTCAACTCAAACTTATACCAGTTCTGGCATAGGAGACCAAACTGCTTCATGGACAGGAATTGGGGCAGTTGTGACAAACGTTCAAGGATTCCAACCTGATCAATATTATGTTGAATTGCAAATGGTCAACGCGAATGCAAACACTCAAGTGCGTGGTTCACAAATCACGTATAACACCACAGGAACTTTGGATTAAGGAGCACACAATCATGGCACTCAAAAAAACACTCACCAAGTCCTTTGCAGGATTTTCTGGTCAAGTTCAAGCTGATGATGTTTACTATAAAGTTGAGCAAGTCAGCGGCGACAAACAGCGCGTTGAATTCACAATGCGAGGCTACAAGGATGGCGCGCACGTTGATTCATTTAGTCAAGAATTCAAGCCAAACATGGATGGTGGGAACTACATCCAGCAGGCTTATTTGCATGTCAAAACTCTGCCAGAATTTACTGGCGCTGAAGATTGTTAAACCAAAGCCCAAGTGGATTCTTGGGTCATACTAGGAGAGCATCATGCTTGAGAAAATTGAAATAGTTGATCGTATTGAAGTCATTGAAAACGGCTCAATTCAAGTTCGCACCAAGACCGCCATCAAAGAAGATGGCATTGAAATTAGCAGTAAATTTCACCGCCACGTTGTCGTGCCTGGTGCTGACGTAAGTGGTGAAGATGCCAAAGTGCAAGCCATTGCCGCATCTATTCACACACCCGCAGTAATTGCTGCATACGAAGCTGCACAAGGAGTCTGACATGGCCTCTAATTCACAAATTGCATTTGCCCCACTTGGTCAAACAGTTGTTATTCCAGCGGCTGCTAGTGCTCCTACTGGCGTTCAAGCACTGGTTGATTCACGCTTTGATGGTCAAGGCACAGGTCAATACCGCATCATTAACTCAAGTGCAAACACGGTGTTTCTGGGTGTTGGAAGCACGGCTGCAATTGCTACGGCAAATGCTGTTGCGCCCACTGCTGGTTCACCTACTGCCGCCATAGTGTTAGCTCCTGGTGCTGTTGAAGTTTTGCGTTTCCAGCGTGAATCATTCTTTAGTGGTTTGGCATCTGCCGCCTCTACTGTCTACATCGTGCAGGGCGAGGGCATTTAATGCTTGAGGATACCGACACACGGCTGGCGGTTCATGAGGCGGTTTGTGCTGAGAGGTACACCGCCATTGAAAAGTCCTTTGAATCAGGTTCACATCGCATGACCCGCATTGAGTATTTGCTTTATGTGGTGATTGCGGCTGTGTTGCTCGGTCCAGGCTTTGCTGGCGAGTTGGTCAAAAAAATCATAGGCTTGTGAGCAATGGATGCTTTGGCTTCTTCTGCCATTGTTTCTGTTAGCAGGAACTTCAGAAAAAGTCGAGTACCGTTGTGTAAGGTGGGCGTGGACAGGTGATGTTTACAACCGCAAGGTTGTTTGCCTTGAATGGGTAAAGGTTGTAAGGAAATGATTGACCCCATAACAGCGCTTGCAGGATTACAAAGTGCAATCAGCGTAGTCAAAAAAGCCAGTAAGGTCGCAAATGATCTGGCTGGTTTAGCCCCGTCTATCGCCAAGATGTTTGACGCTAAGAGTGTTGCAACAAGGGCGATGGTGGAAGCCAAGCGTTCTGGCAACAAATCAAACTTAGGCACTGCTCTACAGATCGAGATGGCCTTGGATGAGGCCAAACGGTTTGAGGCTGAATTGATGCTCTTGTTTCAGGCTACAGGCCGTGCAGACGTGTGGCAGAAGATTAAACAGCGCCAGCAACAGATGGACATTGAAGATGCCCACTTAGCTAGGCAAGCCAAAGCAGAAGAAAAGAAAAGAAAAGAAGAAGAAGAAGAATACATGGCATGGGCGGTCGGGGTTGTTGTGATCGTAATGCTTCTTGGTGCAATTGGCTGGGGGATTGCTGAGATACAAGATTTCTGTGCCAAGACAAGGTGTGGTCGGTGAATGAGTACCAAAAGCAATTTGACCTATTCCTTAAAGTCTTTGTCAGGCTGTGCGTGGCTTGGTGGGTGCTTGGCCTACTCCCCTACCTACCTGATGAGTTGGCTTCAAAAATCGTAGATAAACTTCTTGGAATGATTGGACTTTAAATGCTGACACTACTCTCAACCCTTATTAGTTTCTTGATGGGCGGCTTGCCAAAACTCTTGGATTTTTTCCAAGATAGGGCAGATAAAAAGCATGAACTAGACTTAGCCCAGATGCAGATTACCCGTGAGTTAGAACTGCGTAAAGCGGGGTTTGAAGCACAGGAAAGAATTGAACACATCAAGTCAGAGCAGTTGGCTACTGAGAGCGCAGCCAACACTACTCAAGTTCTGATTGGCGCACAACAAGCTGAGATGCAAGCCATCTATGCCCATGACACAAGTTTGAATGAAGGCACTAGCGAGTGGATGAAGAACCTTAGAGCAAGTGTTCGCCCTGTCATTACTTACGGCTTCTTTTTCTTGTTGCTGTTTGTGGATGTTGGCTTGTTTGCTTATGGTTGGAATCGTGGTGTGCCATTCACCGAGTTGGCTGAAATGTTGTGGGACTCTGACACCCAAGCCCTATTTGCTTCAATCATTGCTTTCCACTTTGGTGGTCGGGCTTTTGGCAAATGAACATCAGCCCTAAAGCTATTAAGATGGTGATGCATCACGAGGGCGTGAGGCAGAATCCCTATAAATGCCCTGCAAAGCTGTGGACTGTAGGGGTGGGTCATGTGATGTTTCCAGAGCAAGGCAAACTCAAGATAGATCAGCGGGATGCCTTTGTGCCACCGCCAGAGGCCATGCGTAAACACTCAATGGAGGAAGTAGATGCAATACTTAGGGCAGACCTTACTAGGTTTGAGAAAGGCGTGGCTACTTATTGTCCTGTGCCTCTTACTCAAGGACAGTTTGACGCACTGGTTTCATTTTCTTTCAATGTAGGGCTTGGCACACTCCAGAGGTCAACCCTGCGCCAAAAGGCACTTAGGGGTGACATGGAGGGCGCTGCCGAGGAACTTCTAAAGTACTGCATGGCTGGCGGCAAAGTTCTCAAAGGCTTACAAAAGCGCAGAATTGACGAGCGAGCCTTATTTCTGAGTTGAGTTCTGGCGCAAATGTTTGCCTGTCAAACGCATAATCCAACAAGATTGGCAAATCCATTTATGCCCCATATCAACTCCACCCTCTGGCGGCTTGGTCTCATCACATTTATTACAAGTTCGTAATCTGTGAACAGGCTGATTGCCGCCTAATTCGATTGGGTACATTGCCACTCTCTTTCACTTCTGCCTGAGTTTGATTTGACTGTTTTGCCTGTCAGTTCAATCAAGCCCATTATTTTCATTTCGTTGAGCCGCCTAGCAACTTGATTGCTGTCCAAGTTGGTACAAGCTGAGATGCCATCTTTACCTAGTGGCCCATGTGTTTGGAGACATTCAAAGATTGTCTGATGGTGCTGGGTAGCAGATTCTTTGATTGAATCTGCTGCCTGAAACGATGTTAGGGGATCATTTGCCCTTACTCTTGGGAATTCGGGCATGGCGAAAATTTTCTTAAATGCGTCTTTATAGTCCATGATATTTCCTAAATAGTTGGGCTACTCGCTGCGTCTGTGCGTAATCAGAGGCTTTTGATCGCAACTGGCACAGCATCCGCTTTCACCCGTTAATCAAAAGGGGATATCTTCCCCGTCATCCTTTGGCAAGCCTTTGTAGTCATCTTTGGGCTTTGGTTCATTCATATATGCCCAACCATTCCATCCACCATCTATCAGCGGAATCATGTCAAGTTTGAGCATTGGCCCGTTCTTGGTCTCAATGACCGAGCCAATGGTTTGGTAGCGTGATTTCTCTTGACCATCTTTGTTCGTGTACTTACCTGACACGATGGTGATTTCATAGAGTTTTTTAGACATTTTTTAGTTCCATAAGTTGAGCAATTTTGATATCAAGTTCGTTTAAGAATTTGACCACTTCATCTTCCATTTGCTTGATGAACTCGTTATCCCGTGGGACTCGTTTCACAAACAATTGAAGTTCATCGGGTAGGCGATTGTCGAAGCTGACAAAATCGCACCACTGCCGCCCTGTGCAAGCCATCTGAAACTGCATCTGGGTGTTGTACTTGCCTGGCACACTTTGGGACAGCAAAGTCTCAATGTGCGTGGCTGTGTTGGGGCATTTGATTTCTAAGAGGCCATCCTCACCCACCAAACCATCAGGAGAAGCACCAGCCATGATTATTGAGGGATGGGGTACAAACCCCACTTCATCAACCAAAACATCCTGTAAAGCCTCATAAGCGGCTCTGGCAAGGGGTTCTGTGTCTGTGCCGTGTTGCATGGCAGCATTGGTGAAACTCTCACCCTTTTGACCTGTCAGGCGTTCGCACACCAACTGAGCCATGTAGTTGTCACGGGTTGCTGAATACCCCGTCTTAGTCTTGGCGATCACATCAGCCACACGGGAAGCGGTGACTTTGCCAATGCGAATGGTGAACCATTCTTCCGACCCTTGATCCATCATTTCAATCATGATTTCATTCCTTTTATGTAAACGCTAAAACTGTCTAAAGTGTCTTGACCAAAGGCGGTCATCTTCTGAATTTCTTTTGCCACTTCATCTAGCACTTGATTGCGCTGTGATGGTGAGACAAACACATCGTAGTGATAGGGCTGACCAGTTCGCATGACGTTCTCATGCTCAATGCGGTCGAATTCGTCATCCTCGGGTGTTTTCATATCGTGCATCCTTCGTGAAATTGTCTCTTTGCTCTTAAATAAGCATTGTGAGCATCTAGTGGTGAAGAAAAAACACCAATGTGTTTTAGTTTTTTATTAATACGAATACTTGAAGTCCATCTACCATCGCTTACATAATGTGCGCCAAGAATTCCGCTTTTGTTGTTTTTTCGTGGTTTGACTACATTTTCAACATTTGTTTTATGTTGAACTGAACGCAAATTACAAAGTCTGTTGTCTGATGGATTCCCATTTATATGGTCAATGTCATACAAAGGAAATTCTCCATATGTCATTTTCCAAATAACTCTATGAACACGATACATTTTGTATGCTACTTTTACATTCATGTATCCACTTGCATGATTGTGTCCAGCAAGTTTGTTTGCTACTTTACGAGGCGCATTTTTTGACCAACGCAATTCGCCTGTGTTTTTGTCGTAAACAAACAATTCATTAAAATTAATTTCTTCATCTGTTTTCATAGTTTGGCCTTTGCTTTGTCTTTGGCTGCAATCACTTTCTTTTGCCATTCAGAATCACCATTGCAAGCGGCATAAGCGGCTTTGTAGGCGGCTTTTAATTGATCTTGGTCGGTAGATGCCTCAATAGCCGCCAAGTGGTCTACAAGGGCGCTTTCGTTCACTTGAGGTTTACGGCTGGCTGTGTTGCCATCGTCATCTTCTGGTGCAATGCCGCAAGCCGCCATCAAGGAATATCTACGGGCATAAGTCAAAGCCGAGCCAAAACCTTGGGCATCGTGTTTGTTAGCCGGAACAAATAACTGTCCACAGTTTAGGGATTCACCAGACTCATGGAGAAAGATGGTTTCAATAATCACCCCATCTGGCGATGGTTGGTTCTGCTGAATCAGGGCAATGCCGTTGTTGTTCAAGGAATCAATGACTGCCTCAACGCAAGCTGACAAGTCTGCATAGCGTGATTTGAAGTGAGGGTTTGTTGAGGACTTGAGCGCAGGGCCGAAAGCCTTTTGTGCTTTGACTAATGCTGTTGCAATGTTTTTCATGATTGTTCCTGTGAAAGTTCGATTTGCAAATGTTTAAGTTCTTCAGCGGTGATGTTGATTAAGTAGCAAAGGCTGCGGATTTTTCCTTGAAGCATCCCGACTTGATAGGCCAGGCGATCCCGTGGGTCTTGTCCCTCATAGATGCTGGCGGCATTTTGTGCCACTTCATTGATGATGTAGTCTGCGTTCATGATTCTTCCTTTAAATAGGCCGTGAGGCGTTTGATTCGGTCGGAGTGGTACTCACCCATGCGCTTGGCATATTCTTGGGCGCTGAGAGCCTCTAACAGCTTGCGTTGTGCCATTTCAAGTTCTTTAGCAGCCAACTCTTTTGGTGATGGCAAACGGAAATAATCTTTGAATTTTTCAATCATGCTTGTCTCGCTTTCAGCATTGCATCTGCGTATTGGTACGATTTGCCTCCAACAAACTCCACTGTTGTTGTGAATCTGTTATCAGCACGAGCAATAATTGCTTGCATAGCTTTAGCCGCAAAGTAGTCACGTAAGGTCATGCCTCTGTCAGTTCCAAACTTCTCATGAAATTCATTTTTAATTGCATCAGCTTGTGGAAATGCTGGTATGTTCATGTTCAACCCCTCCATGCCAGCATTACGCCCCAACCACCAAAGATGATGATCGCTAATGTCCATTCGACAATTGTTGTGATGATCTTAGATTTCATTTTGTTCCTTTAGCATACGAGCGTGGTGAATCTTGGTTTCAGAAACAATGCGTTCAAATTCGGGTGAAGGTAGATCGCAAGAAATGTCATCACCCTTTTCGCTAAAGACAAACACATCGTAGATTTCTGCTGAGTTGTGGTCATATGGCAGATTGAATTCTGCTGGGTAGTAGTCATACCCAACCTTGACTTTCTCAAGGGTTGTGCCATCGTCATAAGTGACGAACTCATCAAAGTGGTAGTGAAGTTTGTAGTCAATCATTTGCTCTCCTAAATAGACCCCGAGAAGTTCAGGGCATGGGTGAATTATAATCTAGCTTATTAAGTCATCAACAATTATTTTGTAAGTACTTTCCCTAATGTTGCTTTTTTGCAATTGGCTATAATCTTCCTTATGGACAAACAAAAGTTTATTGCACTAGCTGGCTCACAGAGTGAGCTTGCCAAGCTGTTGGGCATAAAACAACCCGCTGTTGCCCAATGGAAGGCTGTACCAATAGCAAGAATTTGGCAATTAAAGTTGCTGAAACCTGAGTGGTTCGTTTAAGATTGTTTGAAACACGGCTAGGTCTGAAGTCATGAGCAGACCGAAAAGAGTTACCTCCCTCTCCTGCCGCAGTTTCTTTTAAGGGAGTATGAAAAGGCGAGCTATGCATTACTACCAATTTCACATTGGTGACTACATGAGTCACACCAGGCATCTTTCATTGATGGAAGATTTGGCCTATCGCAGACTTTTGGATTACTACTTTTTGCACGAACAACCAATAAAGCACAGAGATGCTGCAAGACAAGTTGGTATGAGAGAGCATGAAGAAGATGTTTTAACAGTCCTTAATGAATTCTTTTTGTCCACAGAAGATGGCTTTGTAAACCCAAGGGCTGACAAGGAAATCAAGCAATACAAAGAGTTTGCAGAGGCTGGCAAACGTGGGGCGGCTAAGAGGTGGGGAACACCCCCCAATGGGGAGGCTAATAGCCCCCCTAATGCTACCCCAATAGCAACCAATAACCATAAACCAATAACCAATAACCATAAACCAAAGAAAGAGAAAGCAACTGACGTTGCTTGCCCTCCTGATGTTTCTGAACAAGTTTGGAATGATTGGTTGCAACTCAGGAAAGCCAAGAAAGCCTCTGTGACTGAAACAGTCCTAAAAGGTGCAAGGTCTGAGGCCAACAAGATTGGTTGGACACTTGAGCAGTTTTTGATTGAGTGGTGTACCCGTGGCAGCCAAGGCTTAAAAGCTGAATGGCTAAAAGAAAAACTCACCAAGTCTGAAGAACGCCAAAACGTGATGGCAGAGTTGACCAGGGGAAAATCAATTCCCAAAACGCCCTTTTGGGCTAAACCTGAAACAGTGATATTGGAGGCACAAGATGTGGAACGAAAACGACTTTTGTGATCCAGACTCAGGTTTTGATTACATCTTTGGAATGATGAATGCCATCTACGGCTCTAGGTTCATCACTCACTGGCAAGATGTTGACCCCAACTTGGTTCGCCAAACATGGAAGCAATATCTTGGCAGATTCTTGACCTACAAACCAAGTCTAGATTTTGCGCTTGGCAAGCTGGACAAAGACTTTCCACCGAGCGCCATTGCTTTTCGAGATATGTGCAACCAAGGCCCATCAATCCCTGTAAAACCGCCAACTGAAGTTCTGATTGAGCGCAAGAAAACAATCCATGAGCAGATTGAAAGCGAAAGAATCAGGGCAGAGGCATTGGCGAAATTAGCAGAATTAAAAAAACAATATGGTGGGAGAACATGAATGAGTTGGCTCTTTTCGCAGGCGCTGGTGGAGGAATACTTGGTGGACACCTCCTTGGTTGGAGAACAGTCTGTGCAGTCGAATGGGAAGCCTACCCAGCAAGCGTACTGTGCGCCAGACAAAATGACGGGCTTCTCCCGCCTTTCCCGATTTGGGATGACGTTCAAACCTTTGACGGAAAACCTTGGAGACAAATTGTTGATGTTGTATCTGGAGGATTTCCATGCCAAGACATCTCTGCCGCTGGGGGGGGGGGGGGGATCGATGGAGAAAGAAGCGGAATGTGGCGAGAAATGGCACGGGTGGTTGGCGAAGTACGATCACAGTACGTCTTTGTGGAAAACTCCCCAATGCTCACTACTAGAGGAGGAGTTAGAGTCATTGGAGACCTTACCAAAATGGGGTATGACTGTAAATGGACTGTTATGGGAGCAGCCGATGTTAATGCCCCACACCAGAGAGACAGAATGTGGATTGTCGGAAAATTGGCCTACACCAGTTCACAGCGAGGCCAGGCAGGGTCTACAGATTCGCAGGGAGGGCAAGAAAGGCACTCAAACGAGTCTCAGCACAGCGGTTCTAACTTGGCCTACACCTCGGACAAAGGGGATGTGTGGCGGGAGTGGGAGTTGGGATTTGTTGAACAAAAACACAACAATCGAAGAGGCTCGGCTAATGGGAGCAGGAAATGGTGGTCAACTGAACCCAACGTGGGTCGAGTGGCTCATGGGGTGGCCTCTAGGGTGGACAGACTTAAAGCCATTGGAAATGGACAAGTCCCACTTTGTGCCGCAACAGCTTGGAGAATCCTAAGTGAATCATTATGAAGCAAACAGAATCCTTGATCGGGTCAGAGAAGGCCAACAATTTAGCGAATTTGTCATCACAAGGGCGCTTGAACTTACAGGAGACTATGAGGAACACAGAAGCCCAAGAATGGATCAGGCGCTACCGCAAGAAAGTGATGGAGGAGGGCAGGGGAGAAGCCCAATATTGGTGGCAACAAACCCTAGCGGATATTGCCAAGAGGCGAGGCCAAGCGGCTGCTGATGACCTGAAAAAACGCATGAACGAACAGAAAGACAAAAAATGATGCAGATCATGTTCACGATTTATGGCGAGCCTGTACCAAAGGGTAGACCAAGGTTTTCCACAAGGGGCAAGTTCCCTGTTGCCTACACACCT